GAAGTTTGCTTTAAATCGGTGTTACGCATATCTTTATGCCCAACTACCCCTTTATTTAGTTCTATAGACTTTTCAATAGCATACTGAAGAAGTTCTTCCGCAAAACTAGTAGAAGAATCTTCCTTTTTAACGGACTCTGAATCCTTCTTTTTCTTACGTTTTTGGCCTCCTCCACCATACGTAGGAGTAAACCCTGAGGACTCTACGGTAAAGGCGGTTCCTGCGAACCCTCCCCCGTTTCCGCCAGCACCTCCACCTCCGCCAGCACCTCCACCTCCTCCCTCTTTAAATAGGAAGGCTTTAAGTTGTGCTAACTTTTTAGAGGTCATCCAGACCGTCCATATCTAATTTATCGGGATTATATATGGCATTCTTCTGCCTATTTATTGCTCTGTCTTCTGGAGCTTTAGGAAAATGGGCGGTTTCAATCCCCATTAAATCTCCAGTTTTATTAAACGAAGCAACGTAACTATCTCCACCAGACTTAAACCACATTTTACCCATATCATTAGTTACATCTTGGATATCTGGGATATGTCCATGATCTATGACTTGTTTAACCATAGTCTTAGTGCCGTTATAATTATTGCGGAACGCATTTTGAATGTTAGGTTGCATAGTTGGCACACCAGAATCTTGCTGTCCTGTTTGATCCCTACCTGCCCCACCTAAACCGGGCTGACCTTGAGGAATAGGAGGTTCAGTCATGCCTTCTTCAGCATCACCCATTCCTGAAGCCATACCTTCCATACCCATATCCATACCTTCCATTCCACCCATAGCTTCTTGCTGCATTTCCATTTGTTCTTTCGGCCCTAGGCCTTCACCAGAAATTTCGAAGTCCAAGTGCATAATTCCAGAATCCATGGACTTCAATTTTACGGTATAGCCATCTTGCAACAACTGACTAGCTACCATAACTTTTTGCTGAACAAATTGTAGCTGAGTTGCTTCAGCTTTTTCTTCAGGCGTTAGAAGTTCTAATTTCCAATCAGTAATTCCAAACATATCCAGCATTACTGGGAATACTTTTTCATGGAAAATTCTTTGGTCACCCTCAACAACCCTGCTCATAACTACAAGTTGCTGTGTTTGGGTAGATAACCCACCAAAACCTTCTGGAGCCCCTTGCCAAGCAGGAGTTACACCCCACATAGCCGAAATACGCTCTCTAATTTCCTGCCTAACTGGAAGATAATCCATTTCCTGCAAATTGTGGAATAATCGAATCATATCAACTTTTCCACGTTGAGATTCGTTACTAACCGCAATCATAGGAATATACTCTGGATTCTGTCGTATTTCCTGCTCTACCCGTTCTCGCTCTGCCCTTAAGCTGTCAGGATCATCCGTAGATATCAAAATCATGGATGCTGGCATCTTACGTTCAAAGAAATAACGATACAGGGTCTTATCCATACCAATAATGGTAAGAATTTTATCGAACAGAGTTAGAACAGGTGACCACCCATATGTTCGGGTAGGCATAAATTTAGATACGTGAAGAACCTCAGAATCTAAGAGATACACTTCCTTACCACGATATCGGTACGTAAACATGGCGGGAACCATGGCCTTACCACACGAATCACAAGATTGAGGTAAGTCAGAAGCGGCTCCATCCCGGTGGATGTAGCAGACGTAGTGTAATCCCTTAGGGACACCCGTAGATTTGTCTAGATCATACTCTATAAGAGCAGGGTTTAATCGCTCTACGGAAATTACTTTGGAGCGAACTTTATCTCCATAGTCTTTATATTCTTTAGCAAAATAAATAAAGCCGTCATCAATGGTGTTTACATCCCACCAAAATTCCCTTAAAACGTCCTCCAAACTTTGGTCAAATACGTTACAATTTTTCGTAAAGGTCTTAAGTTGCTTATACTGAGAATCGTCAGGCTCAACTAGGGTTTCCCCACTATCCTTGTAATCACAATCCTCATTAATACATGCAGGAATTTTATTTTTGTACTGCGTACCACAATCGGTACACTTTACTGCAAACAAGGGTTGCCAAGAAACTCCCCGCCTAAAAATTTCAGAAATTATATGGTTTACAGGAGAACGAACTTCTTCAACAGATTGAGAAATCTGCTGAATATCTTGAATCATATGCTGTCTAAAGGCAGCTTGTTGCTGAACCCAAACATTGACTACTTGATCTACACCAAATGTCGGATTCTTATATGTTTCCCCGCTTTTATTCAATAAAGCCTGTTGTCCGACCGTATTGAGTAGATTGCTGAGGTCATATTCCTTTTGCGCTAGTGATCCTGCTTCAGGAGCAAAATCATTAAGTGTTAATCGTCCTGCCATTTGCCACCTTGTCTATATGACTTTGACCTGTTATTTTTGTTAGGGCCTCTATAGCAGCTAGAGTAACCTGAGATTGGTCTGAAAGAACTTCCTTAACTACTGGAGATTCTTCAGAATCTTTTGCCGGTGCGGTCCTGCTAAATTGTAATTGGTCTTCCAAAGTCTCAATTTTTCCAGTAGCAACCGCTAATTGTTCTTGTGCGTCAACCAAATCTGCTTCGGGTACCCCTCCGAACATATGTTCAAGTAAGTTTAGTTCTTCCGCCGCCCTTACTACCTCTATCATTGCAGCCATTGGCAATAAAGTCATAGCCTGATGCGTATCAGGTATTTCGTCCTCTGCCCCTAAAGATTCTAGGGATTTATCCCAAGTATCTAAAACTCTCCATACATGACCAGTATCATCAAACTTTGCTACGAATTGCTGCACTCGTTGTCTTAACTGTTCTCCCGCTGGCATACTTGCCTCCTAACGTCCTATCTAATAGGACAAACTCCCGAATCACACGCTTCGTCTATGAGTTCTGTCTCAATTCCTACTTTTTCGTATTTATAAAGTAGAGAAGCGTCGAAATCTTTAAAGTTCGCACTAATATTATTATACTCCTCTTCGGTAATTTCTTCATATGGGGCTAATTCATACGTTCCCCCATCGTGGGCTAGGAATGAGGCCCCCATCCATTTGTCCCAGTTATCCCAAGCTAATTCCTTCGCTAAATCCCACTCATCCTCCTTAACTGTCATAGTTATGGATGTGTTGTGGTCAGTATAGTTTTCCTGAAATTGAAAATAAGTGTCCATTTGATCCGACAGAGACACATTATTCTTAGTATCAGTACTAGTAGATTTAATGGGGAAGTCAATAACTAGAGTTCTAGCATTATTCATACGCTCTTCATAACTGTCGCCGGGTGTACCCACCTCGGGAGAAATCGACCAATCTAATTCTCGGATAACCTGAACTAGAGGGTCAATAGAACTAATACGCATTCGTCGTATGTAGTATGGGCTGTGAGACATATGTATCCCTGCCGAAACACCTCCAGCTACTAGACTTAAAGTTCCCTCTGGTTTTACTGTTGTTACTAACAGAGGAGAATTAACCCTTAAATGAGAGGCATATTTATCCGCTTCCTCATTCGCAGTTTTTTTAAGGAGTCCTAGTACCTTATTTTGTTGTCTCTTAGTATATTGTACAGCAGAAAAAGCATCTTTAACTCCTGTAAGCGACGTTCCTAGTAATCTATCCCTTTGCTGGACTTGGTTCCAAACAGGTAACTCTAAGTCCACTAAAGTCATTCTAAGGCCCGCTCTAGCCGACATTCGTTGGGCTTCAACTAAGCCGTCTAAGTCCAGATCACCCCCTTCTACAAACGCTGATAAATTAACCGTAGTTAAGTTACACACGCCGTGACTATCTAATAGGATTTCACCACAAGGGTTCGTTCCTATGGCATTAGGTCGTCTACGGGAAGCTTCTTCTTCATTAAAGAAGCCGGGTTCACCTTCATACTTCATCATATCAAAAACCATATCCAAATATTTTTTATCTGGTTGATTTGTGAATACTATGGAGTTATTGGACATCCTCCGATGGTCCAAGTTCTCTCTAGAATTTTTACCGTCTTCTAAGCGTAGAGAATCCCACCAAACGGGTTTTTCTCCTAAGGCATCTAACTGTTTGCCTAAAATAGCGTGGGCCTTAAACTGTTCCTCTGACCACAACCCGTTAATAGCGTATTTAGCTAACAAAGATTCGTAGTCATTAGAACCCATAAGGAAAATTTCAGCCGTTCGGCGTACTCCACCAACCACCACGTTATTACCGATCAAGTTGCCCATATCTAAAATATGGATTGGACGAACTTTATAGTATCCAGCATAAGCCCTTTCAAGAGGGGCTAAAGTAGGGTCAATTTGGTTTGTAAGAACCTTGTGAAATCCCTCAAACATTTCCATCAACGGTTCTGGGCCTGAGGCAGTCCCACCAAAAGTTTTCAGTCGCTCCCCACGGGGACGAACAGAATTATAGTCAAACTTTACAGTCTTTATATGCTCATATTCATGAGAGGTTAAAATTTCTAAAAATAAGCGAAGGGCTTCAACCCATCCTTCTTTAGAATCTCCAATGTAAACTTTAGCGTATCCCTGCTCTAAATCTATCCATTTAGTAGTCTCTAGCCGCTGTTCCGCAGGGGCCGGGATATAAGGATCGTGTAATACCTCTACATTAGCCCGGATGGGGGGAAGGGAGGTAGCCATTTCAGGAGTACACTTGAAGCCTACACCTGTACCAACTAATAGAAGATAGAATAGGTCAGACAAGTCTGCCCACTTTTCTATAGCTGTGAATGAGCAGTTGTAATTAGCTAACGGATATTTTTCAGCTACCGCATTTTCTCCACCACCAATCCATAGCGTTCTCCCACTCACAAACTGCTTAGTGTTATACATGGAATCAAACAAGGCCTCTGCCTCTGCATTAAATTCCACTAGGTCAGGGGTATAACCAATTTTCAGCATGTGGTCATACGCTAATCCTACATTATATTCGACTGCTCGTTTACACGCCTCTATCCATGTCTCTCTTCGGCCTAACTTGTTAGAAAATCTAGAATACGTGCGGTAAAATACAAAAGTTCCCATAGGAGAAAGAGGGGATTCCTGAGCTTCGTATTTACTTATGAATTCCTGAGACAGTTCAACAGGTCGGTGATGAGAGTGGTCGTGAGTATGATCATGTTCGTGGGCATGTGGAATATTGGTGGGTATAGTTATAGAAGGGGTCATCGTAAGTGTCACAGGGGATTCTCCTAAAGCGAGTCTTCGCCATACATTTGAACGGATTTAGCGTAAATATTGCCTAGGGCGGCATTAAGCTCTTCATCTACAGGCATGTTGTCATTATACGCTGAATTATCAGGTCTTGACCCAGAATTTTCATCAGATTTCCCACTAAAAATTTGAGCATCTCCAACCCCCGTATAAGAGGCTGGGCCGTCTAATTTATCTGCTGCCAAACAAGCTAATCCGATACTCCAAAAAGAGTCCCCGTGACCATTTGGTGTTTCAGCAGCGTATAAGTCCTTATTGACTATCAAAATTTGTTCTTTCTGTACTGCATCGGGCAATAAATGTAGCCTTTCCGTAACTACGTAGTGTTCAAATTTAGTGGCCATGTTGTTTTTTGACCTACGGCTAAAGTGCATTAAATCCCACTTTCTGTTTAACCCTCTTAGGTGTCGAACTCGTTCCGTATTCTCTTTATCGCTTAAGCCCTGCTCATTATCGGTTTGCAGTCCTCTCTCTTCTAGAGCCCTATCCGTGTTATCTATATATCCCTTATCAATTTGATAATTATTAGCCACTTGATTGAGAATCTCAACCTGTGCCTGATAAGACATATTTCTTATAAACTCGTGATACAATTGTACCACATGTCCATCCGTTTTGCGTTTACCAAATACTACAATATGCGATGGATGCCTACGTTTTCCTACATCATACCCTGCAACCACCCAATCATACTCTTCTGTAAGCTTATCAGCATGATCTACAGTTCGTCGATAAGGAACTAAGGAATCGTCTTCGCAAGCCTCAATTTCTGCTTCTGTAAAATACCCATCTGTTCCAAAATGCGGTTGTAGCATATACTCCGAAGCAAAAGAACTTCTGTTGCTCTTCTTATATGCTAATAACCATTGCTCATCTCGAATCTGCGGGGCTAAGACATGGCGGTTAGGTACTGGATCAAAGGCGGGTAAAACTATACTATTAAAACTCTCATCGTCAATCAAAGTTGCTAATAAGTCTCCCGGTGCCATAGGCGTTCCCACTACTATAGTAGGAGTTCCGGGGTTTGGGATAGGCATCAAAGCCCTAAAAAATAAATCCTTAATTTTAGGTAATTCGCCGGGATCAATAGGCGAGTTGGCATCTTTCAAAATGTCATCTACCACCATTCCCGCATTAGTATGGAGTCCCCGCTTAAACTGGGTTACTCCAGCCATTTCTACCCTAACAATCCCTCCATCGGCTGTTTGATACCTTATAGCGTTATCAGCCCCCCTAGCTAAATCTTTTGTAAACCACTCATTAGCCAAAAGGGGGTTTGCCCGAATTTCATCTTTCATAGTTCTTACATGGTATCTTACCATATCATGGTTATAAGAGGCGTACAATAAACTTCTAGAAGAAGCTTTGGTTCTCATGAGTTGCCAAATAGTGTACCCATGCCCTAAGATGGTGCTTTTCCAGTGTCCACGGGGAAGCACACAAATTAAATTTTGCCCTTCATCTAGAGCCTTATCTAATTCATCGCAAATAAACCCCACATGCCAAATATTAAATAATTTGGGATACGGAAAGCTATTCTTCCAAATATCTTGTATAAACTCTTTAAACGTACTAGGCACATCAATGGTCGTATCATTAGTTAAGTCTGTTACTAGTTCGTTTACCGCTTCCGACCATGATAATTTAGCATTCTCATTTTTAACCGTGTTAACCATTAGTGTCCTCAAAGTCTAAGAGGAAATTTTGGAGTCGGGTTCCAAGACGCTGACGTAACTCTTTATCGTCTACCTCTTCCATAATGATAGTTACGATTCCTTGGATAAACCTACGAGAAATCAACCCCTCTAGAATGGTTCGTTCGCCCTTTATAGCCATATCTACAGCTTTAGCGGCATCTGAAGCCCTATCGAATTGTAGAAGCCCTAAAGATTCTGAAGCTTTAGTGGTTATTTTCTTATATTCCTCTAGGTGTGCTTCAGAATCTAGCCGCCTGTGGTCTGCCTCTAGTTCGACCATCTTATCTCTAGCCCTAGCAATGGCTTTATTACGTAATTCTTTCCATCCCTGCTCTTTAGACCATTGATATAATGTGTCTTCGGGAACTTCCACTTCATATTTTTCTAATATTTCCACTTTGATTTGCGGAATTATTACATCATCATGGATGTAGGTTTTAGCGGCAAAATCTTTTACCGACTGAGAGTATTTTCTATTCATGAAGCACCCTTGGATTTAGGTCCAGCCTTTACAGTACCTTTCGCCTTTCCACGCTTACTTCTAGTCTTAGTACCCCCAGAACTCTTCTCAAGAGAACAGGTTTGTGCGCTGGCATCTCCCCAACACAACTTAGACCACGGGTGGGTAAAACAATTTCCTCTCATCATAAACTCCTTAACTACTAAACGGGGTATTTTCCTTAACGAAGTCTTCGCCTCTAAAGGTTGGGTCTGTATTATCATCTATAGTGTAAGATTCTCCCATCAACTTGGTAAAATCCAGATGCCCAGATACCGTAGTACGTGGGGTGAAACAGCCGGGAACCTTTGAACGATCCCTGTTGATAACTACTTCTCGTCTTGTACAAACTGAATCCCACACCCGCTCCTTGAAAAGAGGCTTCCAAGCATCTTTGATTTCATTGTACTCATTTCTAACCACGGATTCAGTATGAACTAGCTCATCTATGGGAGTATTAAAGGCACAATTATTAAAGTTGCAATAAACTACTTTTTTAAAGTCGTTTACACTCTCGGGAACATTTTCAATGGGGGTGGGCTGATTGCTTTCAAGCTTCCCATCTTCATCTATATTATTTTTTACTACAAATGTAGCCTTCTTTGCTACAGGTCGTATAGACCCCGGCTTTCGTCTAGGCATTTATCCTGCTCCATTCCGCTATACAGGCTGCATCAGCCCAATCTTGTTCTACAAACTGACTACTAAAATGTTTAGTAGCATACTTCATTATATCTTCTTTAGACGCATTACCCATACCCACTACTTCTTTTTTCCACACTCTATTATCCACTGTTCGATACGGGATATGGGATATTTCTAATATTCCCTTCACAGCCCCCACTACTTCAGATATTGATATGGTAGAATGTGGATTTTTAAAATATAATGGCTTTTCTATAGCCACAGTACCCCCATAAACTATGTCGGGCAAAGCAGCCAATCCTTTGGCTATATCTGGAAATCTATCGGCGGCGGTTTTACCTACAGCCAAAAATTTTACAGATTCTATAAGAACTCCCTCATCATCAATCAAGGTGGCGTGAACTGCTCTAGAACTACAATCTATACCTGTATGAATCAAGTCTTCTCTAATAGGAGTCCACGCTTCTCCCACTCCTCTCGCATCTGAGTTTCTGCGCCTATCCATTTTTGAGGCTTATGAATAGAAATCAATTTATTGGTGTCTCGACGTATGGCGTAATGCTCCTTATTTTTGGCGGCGTTCTTAGCAATCACCAAATCCCTAATCCTAGTTCTACTGTCCGGGTTCTGTATAGCCAACAGATTCCCTATAGTTACCCATAAAAGATCGCCCACCTCTTCATCAAAGTTTGCTGGGTCTTTTTTAAAATTTTTTATGGCCTCTTCCCATTCTTTGACCTCTTCTTTAATCATAGGGATTCGAGTCTCCATAACAGTTTGATCTGGAATACCCTTATAAGACCCCTCATGATTAAACTCCCATAGTTCGTGGAAGTCAAACACTGCTTCGGCTATTGCAGCCACATCTTCTAAGAAGGAGTATATACTACAGCCGCATTTTGAAGCCTTCGCTAAGTTTTTAGGATGGGTCACTTACTTACCTGCCTCTAGACTTCGTGCTGAAAGAACTCTACTAGAAGTATTGAATAATCCCTTAAAAGCTTCCTTACGCCCCAACAATTTATCGTAAGCCGCCCGAATCTCTATCAGGGTCTTCATACTAGCGTTTAATCGTTTGTTGTCTCTTAGTATTATACCCTCCATTTCATCAATGGTGGGTTTTCTAGTTCCTTTTGCTAAATATTCCTCAGCTAACTTAGCTTTCTCTATCTTCATTCCAGTCTCAAAGGCGGTTTCGTAAGCCCCCTTTTTAGCCCCTAGTGCGGCTAGATTTAATTCTACAAAGGCTAACCACGCTCCAGATACCGACAAATACTCTTGCAAGTCCGTGTTAGAGGCCTCAGAAAGATTCCCAAAAGTGATATCATCACGAGAATTATTATTAATTTGGATAAAGGGTATTTCCATATCCTCAACATACTGGTTGGCTTTATTATAGCCTTTTTCTACTGTCCATACTTCTTCTGTCATTATTTCACCGCCTGAATAGTAAGGGCTAGTGTGGCCGCTACGGTAGTCATATCCTTTTTAGATAGGTCGTTGGTATCTATAATTACAGTCCAATCAAGAGGCTTATCATCTAAAAGGATTTCTGATATGTGTTCTTGTCTAGAGTTCCACATATCCCTAGTGAGGGTGGGATCGAACTTACTAGAATCCTTGTATCTATCCCACCTAATATTTGTATCTGCAACTAATTTTACTAGGAGCCCATCGTGACTCTTAACGAAATCAAATTCATTAGGGTATCTAAGATCATCGAAGATTACTGTTGTCCCTTTATCTAGATGTTCCGCTACATCCTTTCGGATAGCGTGAACCCAAACATCTGGACAAACATCCCGTAAACCTTGCCCTAATTTTTGTAACGGCTCTCGCTCTACCGGGATATTTAAGTGATCTAAAACCCCCCTTAATTTTCCTGCGAAAGACATAATTACCGAATCAGGATTCTTTTCCTGTAACGATCTGGCTAAAGCAGATTTTCCAGTGTGCATTTTACCATGTAACCCAATTACCTTAGCCAAGTCCCAACTCCTCATCTGTAACTAATTTACAATCACAATAGTTATAATGAATTGCGGCTACTTCTGATAGCCGGGGAGGCAAAACCATACTTGCTATAGCTCTGCCTCTAGATAAAATACCATTCCACAAATCAGTATTACGATTAACAACAAAAGTTTTTATTTGTTGGGAGTTCTTATTTTCATAAAGAATTACCCCCTGATCATAATTTAACATATTAAGATAACACTGTAACTGGGTCGAATGTTCTACTTTAGGCCCGTTTACTAGATCGTTATCCCACCCTCGTTGATTTATAGTTTTCAACTCTACTACAAAAAATTTCCCATCGTGATGTAAAACAAAGTCCGCTCGACCCGATAACATGATAGGGTAATCTATACGACAAATTTGTTCTCTGTCTATAACCATCTCCGCAAAGTATTTGGTATACCTATCCTCAGCGGAACTACCTACCCCAAATATCCTTTGAAGATTAGCCGAGATGGATTTTTGCGGGATCATGCCGTTGTAATGTAGCCACAAATACCTATCGCAGGGATTCCCTATAGCGGACACAAAGAATTTATTTTTACTCGTACTTTTTTGAGGGTGCGCTAAACGCTTGTCGATTTGCTCAACCAACAACCTCCCCAAATCTTTAGTATCCCAAGATTTGGTTACCTTTTCAGTTATGTCTTTCACACCCATTAATTTTTATCCTTTACATCGTTAGACAACTTTTCCAAAAATACATCAATATCTCTACGAATGTCTTGCTCATGTTCAGCAGTTATATGTACCACAGAGTCCACCCCATTAACTAATAAAAACTCATTTCGTTCTTGGTCTTTTATAGAAAAATGTCCGTAAACTCCGTCAGCCTCTATCACAGTTCCTATTTCAGCTATCCAAAAATCTACAAAGTACTTTCCAATTTGTCTCTGAGATTCCCACCTAAGCCCCAACTCACTCAAGTAATTGGCTATCTTTACTTCCTGAGGGGTCATCTCCGTTGGGGCTTGTTGAATGTTGAGAGGCATCTACTTGTTCCTTAAGGGTATCCCCTAATTCAGGTTGATCCGTTAGCAATAGAGCCTTCAATCCGTTAAGCCCCATAACTTTATTTCCTTGGTACTCATACCACGCTCCAGCTTGCTTTATATGCCCATAGGCCAAACCTTCACGCATATAACTCTCCATGATATCAATGCCCCCGTCTACTCTGAACGGAACTACAACCTTGCTCCAGTGGTCAGCAGAGGTTTTATTCTTCTTAAGGGTTACTTCCATATCGAAACCCTCTTTGGTTTTGGTTTTCTTGTCCTCAATCCACCCTGCTCGTCGAACCTCTAACATCATATGGTTCCAATACACCTGCCCTTTTCCACCCGGCATTTCTTTAATAGCAACTGGCCCAATGGAGGACCTCTGCTGATTGATACATATTAACGCCGACCCATGCTTTAGTCTGCTTATTAACCGGCTTAAGGAGTCGTTGATAAACCTTGCTAACCAGCCCATAGGATTCTTATCGAAGTCCACCAGCTCCGCTGTGGGAACCATACCCGCAATACTATCTATAACTACTAAGTCTACCCCTGCCTCCATGCACTCTCTAGCAATTGCTATAGCTGCTTCACCACTCTCTGGTTGAGAGGCTAAGAGAAGGTCGGGATTAACGCCACACTTGCGGAACCAAGACTCATCAAGGGACATCTCAGTATCAATCCAAACAGCCGTTCCCCCTTCCTTCTGTACGGACTCCACCGCCTTCATAGCAAGATAGGATTTACCCCCGCTAGGTTGGCCGGTAAGCAACGTAAATCGCTTCTTGGGAATACCGCCCCCGGTCAGCTTATCTAACTGGGGGATGCCAAACGAGATACGCTCAAATTTAAAATCTTTATCTGAAGCTACCGTAAGACCATCAATTCCTTTTAGGAGTTGATCCATAAGAGGAATCTCTGTTTTAGTTTTAGTCTTAACCATTAGCCAGACTCCTTATTTTTACCACTTCTGCGTCAGCAGCAGAGAGTACTAAAGGCCATGCTTTATTAATAGCTACCTTAGCTTCTGCCATTTGAGTATCTAAGTCTTTATCGGTATCTATATCTCGGATGGATACCTCTATCTTAGCATTATTGTAGTCGCCTAAGTTGATGGTAAATCCCAGTGACTGATCTATTTGCATATTCCTATCCTTATCTATGTAGTGATCTTTCATGCCTCGATAATTTGTATACTTCTACTCAACTTCTTCCTCTAGTGCTACCAATTTTTTCCCGTATCCCCCCACACATTCACACATTATGTCCCTGTATTCTTCAGAAGCCCATAATTTTTCCATGGTAGCGAGAATGGTAGTTACCACCGAATGCTCTATAGCTATAAATTTTTCTTCTTTGTTCCGCTCCACAAAAGCCCTAAGCTCTAGCAAATCGGTCTTCGTAAACCCAGTCATCTGTACCTCCTACTGATCCTAATAACTCTTCAATGGACTCATACTTAGCTTTCCAATAATCTATATCTACGTTTAGTTTTTGTATCTCCTTTAATAACTCTTGAACATTAGGCTCTGGCTCCTGTTCTTCGTCTACTTTTGATACACTCCTAACATGCGCCCAAGATGGATCATGTATCTCTACGTCTACTAGCAAGGAAATCCCTAGGGAGTTTTCTTCCATCAAGTCCTTTACGGACTCTATAATGTATTCTTCCCCGGTCGCTACCTCTAATAGGATTTCATCATGCACCTGCATAATTAATGAGGATTTTTTATCCTTCAGGTACTCATGCACCGCAATCATTCGTTCTGACATGATATCAGCGGAAGTGCCTTGGACTAGGTAGTTTATCCCGGCATAAGCAAAGTCCTTAGGAATCCAGTATTTTCTTCCATACCTATTTTGAACCATACCAGTCAACGTGATTTTTTTCACGACATTTTTTATAAATTCTTTAGAGCCGGGAAGCCCGTCCAAGAAATTATTTTTATACGTCTTAGCCTCTGGGATTGTACAGTCTAGGGAATTAGCTAAGTTAGCCAACCCTAGGCCGTATAGAATTCCAAAAGAAAGGTTCTTAGCTGCTTGCCTATAAAACTTCCATTCCTCATGCGTTTCATCTACATGAAAAGCGGCTTTAGCCGAATTATCGTGGAGGTCAACCCCCTGCTCCTTAAGAGCCACTAATTCCTCAGGACTCATAAAGTACGAGAGGAATACCCACACCTCCATTTGCTTATAGTCTAACCCGTATAATGTATAGCCCTCTCGTGGGATGAAGGTCTTACGGATCGAGAACTTAGTGGGGTCCCCCTCTACTAGGGATTCTCCTCCCACAAAAGCCCATGCAGAGATGTCCTGATTGTCTAGAGATATCCTACCCTTATTAGCCTTGATTATAGCCTCTAAGCGTCCTTGTAGGGCCTTCGTTTCTTCCTCATTAAGGTTCTGCTCTACCGTATTTATAATCCCCCTAGGAATATTTTGTAGGTTAGGATTTCTAGAGGATAGACGACCTGTAACCGTTCCCCAATTACAGTAGGTACAGTGAAGAACCTCTGTACTAGAGAAAGGTTCAATATACGTGTTTAACATCTTACCTAAAGACCTGTACTCACGTACTCGACCCGCCAACTCGTGGTCGATTTTAACTAACGATTTTTCTCCCCAAGACGGGTTACCTTTAGCTGTTACCTCAGGAGACTGGATACCTAAGGATTCAAACACCTTACCAAGTTGAGGATTAGAGGAAACATTAAATTCTTGCCCTGCTATATCATAGATACGCTTTAACACAGCCTCTTGTCTAGCAGTAATTCGTTTAGCCCCGTCGGAAGCATACTCGCTATCAATTTTAACTCCCCTGTACTCCATTTGGTACAGAACAGACGTAAGCTTAATGCTTTGATCCCAAATTTGTGTTTGTTGGGTGGCCTCTATTTCAGCTTTTCTAGAAAAGAATAATTTTCGAGTCCACAACACATCATCACAACAGTAAAACCCAAGTAGACTAATTGGGGCTAACGAGAAATCTTTATTCCACTTGTTTTTTCTCATTATCTCTTTACAAGATTTGTCATACTCTGCTGCTGATTCTCCAAACTCACGGGCAATGGTGTGAGTAAGGTCTAATCTCTCGTGTTTAGCCTTCTCAGTAAGCCGTACCATAACTAGAACATCTATAAGAACCTTGTCCTCCATGGTTAGCAGGTTTGGATTTTCAAATTCTAGAAATTTTAAATCAAACTTGATATTGTAACCAACAAGAACCTTAGCTTTATTTATAGTTGACAGTAATGTAGCTAGGTGATCAGCAGATAAGTTATCAAGGGGCTCCGGGTGGTCGGCATGACGGAAAGGAAAATACATCGCCTCACTAGTGGCGGTAGAAATCCCTACTCCACATAAAGTGTTCCTGTTAAATAGAAACCCATTACTTTCGATGTCTAAAAATAACGTGTCAGATTCAGCTAAACTCTTAATAGAAGAGTCAAACAAATCAGCAGTTACAATTATTTTATCCACCTACACCCTCAATTCTGTAAAAGTAGGAGAGGCAGTATTACCTGCCTCTCCACAGTAGTTGGTCGTTACCTACGCCTGAAAGTTTCTACGAATGTCCCGCACAAACTGTCCCTTAGCGTTTCGCTTCCTAGTCTTACGCCTATCCTCGTGTACGTATCTTTCCTTATCAGGAGTAACTTTACGCCTGACACTTGCCTTAGGCTTGGCTACAGTTAGCGTATTTTCTGAGGCTAACCCCTCACTTCTAACAAGGAGGTTTTTCACAAAGGTCATAAAACCCATAACTTTTCTCCTTAAAACAACGATTCTTCTGGACTTGCCACAACTGCATCAGTAGTAAAGGCCGAATTATCCGAAGAACTTACGTTCAGCTTCCACTTCTCTGATTCATCCCATTCCCCCACATCCACCATTACCTCATGGTGTCCATACGGATCAGCCGCTTGCACAGGTGATCTATCTACTGTTGCATTGGGCAAGGTTAATGTAGTAGTTCGTGACTCAGCATTGCGCTTTTCTATTGCTGCTGCGATAGACCGCTCCTTTTGCAAGAAGAAATCTACTGGACGAACTAACTCACTAGCAGTCTGCCCATTCGCCTCAGAAGGCACATAACCTTCATCATTAGTAGCCTTTATAGAGTATGATGTGTCATCTCGACCACTGCCAGTTCGTCGAATCCGAACCTTATGCTGGTTAAGCGAACCATCCTCATCATAAATATCTACAATCTGATTCCATAGATACTTACTACGCCCAAAACCTTGCGACCACATTTGGAAGTTACCTGCCTCTTGCTTGAGGAAGGCCTTTCCACTAGGGGTTTGCTCAGTGGACCATGATGCAACCGTATCCTCACCAAAATTCTTCGCTAGAGCTTTAGTGTTATTAGGATTACGCATCACAGACTCTACGTAGAGCCATACCCCAAACTTAGTCCTAAGCTGAGTACCCGAATCTACCTCTGTGGCCTTAAACTGTCCGCTAGAGGAAACTCCTTCTGCCATAGCGTCATAGGTATACGCTCCATTGCGCCCCATACCTGTTGCACGATATGTAGAAAAGTCTTGGATACGGTGATCCTCAGGGTCACCTGAGGGAACTATAGTAACTTGAGCAATGTCACCATCATATAGCCACAGTTCTGATCCGGGGCCACGACGAGAAGAGCGTTCTTGCTCTTCCTTATCCGCTCGGTTACTGATTCCTGCAATTCCACCACTTACCATTGTAAACTCCCTACCAAACCTAATTCGGTTCGGTTAGCTATTACGGAATGTAAAAGATTTACATCCCTGATTTCCTGAATGTCTTTATAACCCTCAGGGAGTCTAGCGAAACTGACTAACCTACGCTTCGATAATTTAGCAGCTATCCGCTGTGAAGCGGAGATTCCTGTTTCATCATTATCCAAACATAGGATCAGTTCGGAGGTATGAAGTGAATTGAGGAGGGACTCTTGCTTATATGACAAGGAAGCCCCAAGTATTGCTAGTGATTCGAAGTTATGTTGTTTAAGCCATAATGTGTCAAGTATGCCTTCAGTTAGACAAACAAAGCTAGACTCATTTACATTATACAGCCCATAAACGATTTTGCTCTTTTTTAAGCCAAAACTGTATAAGTACTTAGGTTCATGCCCGACAGGTTGTCGGGTCACACTACCTACTGTAACACCTCTATCATCTCTGATGGGAAGAACTAATCCTCCACGACCGTTTGTACCGGCCTCAGCGTCAATCAGAGTTTTTGCTGTGAACTCTCTATCAAAAATCCAGTTAGGCACCTCTCCTTTCGTATAGTCTATGACAACTTCTTCTAGGGGGGAATCTTCTTGACGCTTCTCATGCCAAGTATCCGCTAAACTAAACTCGATGTTCTCCGTAAATCTACGGATAAATATATCAGTTTGAAGTTGCGACCACCCGGTAAATCTGGAAACGAACGCATCTAGGGTTCCTGCCCCACAATTGACGTAGCATATCCACTGCCCACTCTCTAGATTTATGGAGAGGGAGGGCGATCTATCATCATGAAAGGGGCATCTAAAGACTCGTTGGGCTCCTCGTCCCGAAATACCTCCATAAGAGTCTTCGGTGTCGAACCCGGCTTCGTTGAGGATTTGCCCCCATGGATAAAGTTGAACCTCCGTTTCCTGTCCCGACGTTTTTTTATTAACCATTCTTTCAAGTCTCCAGAGGCATTGGTAGCTAAGGTATCCGCTATCTCTTGTAGAGGATGCCCCTTATGACCGGGAATCCAAATGAGGTCTAGTATACCAATCTTTTGCTTTAATGTCAAGTACCTTTCCCATAAATCTCTATTTCGGGAGGGAGGATAATCTTTTTGAGTTTTATCTATTACGTATGTACTATCTGAGAACAAGGTGACGTTATTACTTAACGACTGTAGATATACTAACTCTAACCCTTCTATAACCGCAGTTAATTCCATTCTACTGTTAGTAGTATCAGGAACCCCTCCTGCCAGAGTATACAATATATTCTCATCAGCGTCGGTAATCACTACACCCCAACCACCTACCCCACCGGGATTCACCCTACAAGACCCATCACTATAAATATGGATATTAGAAGTTGACATTAGTAAACACTTCTTTTTGAAGGTCTTCCTGCATTAACTCCTGTACATCCCCAACATCCACATTCCACTTCATGATACTTCTATCTTTTATCTCTACATCATCCCGTTGCTTCATGTAATACAAGAATCTCAGATTATCCTCTTCTTCTACTTTGCACATAGCAAACGCTATATCACTTGCACGTACTAAAGCATCCCCATTAGCTACTTGATTCAACTTAGGGGGCTTGAATAGGTCTACAGCCTCCCTACCCGCTTGAGTGGTACAGAATACTGGAATCTCATGTGCCATAGCAATATTTTTCAAGCCTTTAAACAGGTTATCATT